GACAGTGATATTGGAGATATTCGAGTAAGTGCTATCTCATATCTAACTAGTGAACCGTGGCCTTCAACATTACCATAAAGAAAGGAATTAAAAAATGGTAGAAATTGACAAAAGCAGATTAAGAACGAATCTTCCACAAGTCGGAGTACGTCCTTACAGACAAGTACACGCTCATTCAACGGGTAACCGTAACTCAACCGCACAAAATGAAGCAGATTATCATTACAGAAAAGACCCTGAACTTGGTTTCTTTTCACACGTAGTTGGTAATGGACGAGTTATGCAAGTAGGGCCTGTAAACAACGGAAGTTGGGACGTTGGTGGTGGTTGGAATGCTGAAAGTTATGCAGCAGTCGAATTGATTGAAAGTCACTCAAGTAAAGAAGAGTTTATGACAGACTATCGACTCTACATTCAACTACTACGTGACCTTGCAGAAGAAGCTGGATTGCCTGTTACTCTTGATACAGACGACCTTGCAGGAATTAAGACGCATTACTACTGTACTTATCATCAACCAAATAACAACTCAGACCACGTTGACCCTTATCCATATCTGGCAAAATGGGGCATTAGTCGTGAGCAATTTAAACACGATATCGAGAACGGTCTAGTGGTCGAAGCTGGTTGGAAGAAGAATGACACAGGTTTTTGGTACGTCAAAGAAGATGGCTCTTATCCTAAAGAGAAATTTGAAAAAATCAATGATGTCTGGTACTACTTCGATAATTCAGGCTATATGCTTGCTGAACGTTGGAAAAAGCACACAGACGGTAATTGGTACTGGTTCGATAACTCAGGTCACATGGCTACTGGTTGGAAGAAAATCGCTGAGAAGTGGTACTATTTCAACGAAGAAGGTGCTATGCAGACTGGCTGGGTCAAGTACAAGGATACTTGGTACTATCTTGATGGTAAAGACGGTAACATGGTATCTAATGCTTTTATCCAGTCTGCAGACAAGACTGGCTGGTACTATCTCAAAGAAGATGGCTCACTTGCTGACAAACCTGAGTTCACGGTTGAACCTGATGGTTTAATTACATTAAATAAGCCAAAAGAAGAAAAATAAAATAGAAAGATCAAATTAATTATACACACTAGACCGCTGGCTTATGCTGGCGGTTTTTTTGTTTGACAAAATTCAAAAAATGTGCAAAAATAAGTAGAATTGAAAACAGGAAAAACTCACCTCCTTTCGATTCGCCCAGCCTTTTCTTAAGGCAATGAGGGGGCGGAGAGACGCGCTCGTCAACAGAAATATCTCATTGGAAATGTTGCTCACTTTTTAGTGAGCTTTTTATCTAAGGAATAGGAATGAAAAGTAAGAAGTTAAAATTAGGTCAAATTAATTTAGAAATGTGCAAAGATTACGACCTTATTCAAGCGATGGATTATGACTTTAAGACGAAGGAAGTAACGAATAAAGGAAGGGGATTTGCGGTAACTGTTGTCAAAATACAGGGGCTAACCTTCTTGATTCCATTTAGGAGTTACATTCCTAAAAAGTATCAGTTGAAGTATAAGCTTAGAAATTCGGCAAAAGAAGGATATGTTGAAGGATTAGATATTGGTAAAACATTGATTTTAGAAGATAAAAGTTATTTGCTGAATACAACTTTCCGCCTTCGGAAAATTGAAGATTATTATAAAGTAATGGACAATGATAAGGCCATAATTAATAAGTTGGTAAAATCTATTATAGACTATAACCATGCTTTAGAAATAAACGATAGAAACAAACTTGAAGATCCTAAACGCTTTAAATTCTCTACATTCCAGAATTATTCTACTAGATTAAAAGTTATTACAGAAAAAGACTATTTAGAATAGGTGATGTTACCACAGGCTACGGCTTGCGGTTTTTTTGTTTGTTCAAAATAAAAAAGCAGTGACTGAAATCACTGCTTGTCTTTTAATTTATGGGCGTAATCAGTCATATTGATAGCATGCTTTAATCGCATATTCATTATATCTGATACACCATTTTTATATTTATCCACGGCTTGGGTAGATACGCCACAGTTTTTGCTGATAGCATAGGCTGTGGCGTTTTCTAAAAGCCAGCGGATAGCTTCAATATCAACTGACATATATTACCTCATAAAATACCAAATAGCGAATAGGAGTAAAAGAAGTCCAATAATAAATTCAACTTTTTCACGGTTGGTAGTTTTTCTAATTTTAAGATTTACTTTCATTGTTTTTCCTGTTATAATTTAAGTACACCCCCCAAGGGGTGGATAGTGATTTCTCACTATCCAATTTCGATGTGCCATTCAAAGCTGATTATAAATAAGTTTATTTTGACTACTAGCTTATTTGTTTTCACTTTGAGTGGCTTCTTTGTGAACTTAAACATTTTGTTTTCCTTTCTACTAGTTTCCTTGTCTAAGGTTTCCTCCTTAACCTTATGTATCTATTATACAACTAAAGTTGTAGAAAGTCAAGAGTTTTTATAAAGTTTTTTTGAAAAAATAGGGGGCAAAAAAGGGGCAAAAGGTGTAAACTTTTATATTTTTATGGTAAAAATTATATGTAGTTTATTTCTTATTTATGCTTATTTTATAGGGTTTCATTCTATTATATACTTATGAAATAGAGTTAGCCCTTAAAGAAGCAGTTAAATAATAACTTTACAAAAAGCCTGTTGTATCAAGCATTTGAGCTTGTGTGACAGGCTTTTTTTGTGTATAGGGGGCAAATAAGGGGCAAACTATAAAGAATCGAGCAAGTCCAGAATATTATCATCCATCTTTTTAGTAACGTGTGTATAGATTTTATTAGTCGTTCGAGAGTCGGAGTGACCAACTCTTGCCATAATTGCTTTTAAAGGCACATTGTTTTCTGCTAGTCTACTAACAAGAGTATGTCTAAAAATATGTGAGGTAAGATGTTTGTCGATTGGTTTTTTTAAACGTTTATTTGCTTTCTGGATTGCTAAGTTGAAAGAATTATTTTGAATTGGTATACCGTTTTTTGTAACAAAGATAAATCCAAGATCATTGAATGTTTTTCGAGTGTTTTTAGAAAGTTCATTTATTGAGATAAACTCTTTTAAAATTTCAATTTCTCTTTTTGATAAAGAAACAGTTCGGAAGCTTGCAGCAGTTTTTGTAGTTGTTTTAAATCCTTTTGAATACCCTACTGTTTTATCTAGAGTACCATGGATTTTTACCGTCTTATTATCAAAATCAATATTTTCTTGTTTAATAGCAATACCTTCACCGATTCGACAGCCATTGTATGACATGAATTCTGCAAGCAAACCTAGTCTATATGTATTGTTTGTCCTGTATAATTCTTCTAATAATCTTTTTAGTTCATCCTCTTCCAAAAATTTCTTTTCTGTCTTTTCTAATTCTTCGATTGTCTTTATTTGTTTTGGAAGTTTTGCTCTTCTTGCAGGATTGTCTTTGATATATTCAAGATTAACTGCATAATCAAGCGATAGATTTAAAATCATTTTATAGCGTTCCAGTTTTGAACGAGAAACATCTAGATCATTCAAGAAACGCTGGATGTATTTAGTGTCTATATTCTTAACTTTAATTTCTGCATCGAATGCTTCTTTAAAATCATTCACGCTACTAGTGAGAGAGCTAATAGAACTACCTTTGATTTCTTTCTGGTAAAATTTCCACCATTCATCTAAAACGTGTTGATAAGTCACATCTGTTGATTGTATGTTCTGTAAAGTTTCTTCTATGCGTTCATCTAGTAATTTTTGAGCTTCCTTCTTTGCTCGTGATGTACCAGAGCTAAGAGTAACAGAAACTCTTTTCCATTTTTCAGTGTACGGGTCTTTGTATCTCTCAAAAAATTTGTATTTTCCGTTGGAAAGTTCTTCCATCCACATTGATTTTTCCCTCATTTCTTGGTAAAATGGGTATAGTAAAAAGGGCTTTTTAATGCCTTTTTATATACTAGCTGTTCCTCACACTCAAAAACTTGGCGGTCGGAGAGTGTGGGGAATTTTTGTTTGAAATTATTTTCCTAATTGTATCTCTAATTGTTTTTTATCTGAAAAATTCAAAATGTTGATGCCATATTCTTGCAAAGCAATTTGATGGTCGTCTTTGATATTATTGTACCCTTCGTCGCTTACAATAATATATAATTGTTCTTTATCACCGTATTCTTTTTTACGGTATTCAGATGTATCTAACCAACTAGCTAAGATAGTATCAACTTGTTGTTTAGTGATGTTATTGTGAACTCTAGCTATTTTTGAAATTCCTTTGCTCATAAACACAAAATTAAATCGGTGTTCTAAACGAGACTTACCTGCGATTGAGAAAGCTGGGAAGACTGTGTAATGATCATTTTTCATGAAGTAATGCTTAACATCGTCTAAAAATTGAGATTTAACGTTGTTAGGCGTTAGTTGAATAAAATCATAAACATTCATCAGCAGTTGTGTCATATCGTGTATGACTTGTCCTAAATGTTCTTTACCAGTCGTTCGTTCGATTGATCCATCATGCAAATCAAATCCGTTAAAATGTAGTAGTGAATTGAAGATATCCTGACGTCGTCCTTTTTTTGTGACATCAACATTATTGACGGATAGATTCCAGATAGTATAACCATCATCTGTAACCGTCAACTGTTTTCCGTTGCTTTTTATTGAGAAAGCAATAGCTTCACCTAATGGGTCTACAAAAGGAGTAATCACTTCAGTATGAGTATCGGTCACATTATTAAAAACAGCGTTTTCTTTTATGTAATTTAGATAAGTTTTTTTGATATCGGTAGCATTCATGATATTCTCCTTTCTTTATAGATTGATTATAACAAATCTTCTTGGATATTGATAGCTAAATCTTCAGGATTGTTCACGTTGGTATAGTCAAGTAAATTCTCAAACATATCCAAGAAATCATCGGTATCGATAATATCTTCATATGGAAGCTGATAGGCTTTGTAATGAGTTGTTTCGTCCCCTTTTTGATAATATTCTTCTTCAGAGAAGATATTAACCCGATTTCCCCAAACTTTCTCACCATTTGCGTTCTTATGGAATTTATTATTTAGATTGATTCGTAAGAGAGTATAATTGTGTTGTGTCTCCCTTAGATGAAAAACTTTACTTGTAGTACTGTAGAAGTAGTTCAAAATAAATCTAGTATTATTCTGACCAACAAGGTCAATAGTTCCTGAACTGCGATTTGTAAGAGTTCGATTGTGTTTAGTAGCAATTGCTTTGATTATTTTTATGAGAGATTTAGCTTCGCTATCGGTCAAAAGTAACTCTTTCATATTTCCCCTTTCTATTCTTCTCTTTCCTATACAGTACATCCTCACACTTTAGCTTGCAGGCGAGTGTGAGGATTTTTTTAATTACTTCAACAACGAAAAAATAAAGTGTAGAAGTGGTATCAATACAAATAGTGACATAATCAGACACCCGATTCCTCCAATGACACCCCCGCATCCTTGTAGTGCTTGGCCGCAACCTTGCAAAGTGTCTCCGGTTTGGGTAAATTTACTATTTTCTACATGACTTTCAAATGAATGAAAAATCGATTTTATTTCATCCGGATTATATCTCGTTCCACATTTTAGACAGCGATCGGTATGATAGGTTAATAAGAACGTTTCGTTGCAATGTGGACAAGTATACTTTAATTTCGTATTTTCTAAATCCATCTCAATTCTCCTTTCTTAATTTAATAACGCTTGATATTCTTCCTATACAGTACATCCTCATACTCAGAATCGCCAAACTTTGTGAGTGCGGGAATTTTTTAGTTTGATAAAAAAATTAAAATGGCAATTCTTCGGCAATATCTTTTTCTAAATTCCAATTTTTTAGCAACCCTTGAAAATAGTAGCTTGATTTTCCACCGCAATCAGGACAGTATCTAGCAAAACCAGGCAAAGTTTTTCCACAGCCTTGTGTTTCCTTATAAAGCTCAAACGTAGGGTACGGCGAGAAAGAGTTTTCGTCAAAAGGCCCGGAGCCTATACATATATTTCTAAGATAAGTTGCACATATAGAACAGAACTTATCAGAACTATCAATATCTTCATTTTCGCAGCGAGGGCAACTAAAGGGGAAGTTATTTTCATCTAATTCGATCGATGAGTATTTCATATAATCTCCTTTTGTTTTTATGTGTATTGTTTCCTGAATAGATAATTTTGTCGGTGCAGCGTCCCCGCAGAAAGGGCAGTAGCTAATAGATTTTTTTGAAAATATGGCGTTGCAAACACTGCATTGATGGGCATGTTTTAACCTTTTACGCAAATTTAAAAAATGCATTTCATCAATGTCATCGCTCAATAGTTTAGTGTAGTATTTGTCGGAGCTTAAACATCCTATCCGCGTCTGTTTGGCCTCAAAACCAATTCCAAAATATTCTCGGTATACTTCTTGCGGAATAAGATCCGCAATAGGGGCTGGTGAGATTAGATTTCTAGCAAAACAATTAGCCTCCCTTTCAAGAACACTGTATTTTTTTTCAGTGAGGTTGCTCCCTCTATAACGAAGTACGGTTTCGTCAAAATCTTCTAGGTGTAATAACACGTAATGCCCCAGCTCATGTGCTAAGCTAAACCTAATCATATACTCGGGCTTGGTATCGTTATAGGCTATTGCATATTTCCCGGTATTGTCACGAAAAATATAGGCTAAATCTGTTTGATATTCTTTACAAACCTCTTCTACTGTAATACCGACTTTTTTCGCTACTGTAGAATATTTTTTGAGTTTTATTCCTTCGGACTTTATCAATGTTTTTATATCAACAGGAAAATTTAAAACATTAAAGTAAGTAAAAGTAGTAAGAGCCATTTGCGTAGCAAATTTATATCGTGGAGAAGAGGGAATTTCCAATTAATCATCCTCCTCATCATCTTCGAACATAGCTGCAATAATCTTGTCATAGTATTTTTGTTTTTCAGGGCTAGAGCTGTCATACTTCCGAGCAATAGCTCGACCTTTGGCACTGAAAATTTCATTTGAATCACTAGCTATAGCTGGGTTGTCTGTCCTACCCAGTAAGTAGTCGGTGGAGACGTTAAAATAGTCTGCGATTTTTGAAACTCGTTCAATATTTGGCGTAGACTTTTTCATATTATAAATTGTATTTCTGCTAAAACCTAATTTTTCTTCTAGTATATTTAGAGAAATACCCTGTTTGTCAGCCAATTCTTTTATTTTTTCAAATGTGAAAAACATTGATTTATCAACCTTTCTAAGGCATGACAAAAAATATTTAATAAATTTATTACAAAACTGTTGACAATTTTTAATAAATTTACTACAATACTATTTGTAAGCTAAGAAGTTAGCGAATAGACGAACTAAAAATAAAAACCTAAAAACTGATTGGCGTCCGTTTTCTCTAGGTGTAACTTGCTATTTAGTAAGTCTTTTCTCTATGCTTTGATTTTAATAAATTTATTTATCATTGTCAAGAAATTCGCTAACTTTTTAGATAATTTTTTAAAAAGGAGGGCAGAAATGAGCCAACAACATCAAAAATGGATTCAATTAGTCAAAGATAAATTGAGTTCTGAAGGTATGACACAGACGCACCTTGCTCGTGCTTGTGGGGTGAGGAAGCCTACCATTTCCGAATTGTTGAAATACGGTAAAGGTAGTGACAAATTAAAAAACCGAGTTTGCGATGTCTTAGGTATTGACGAAACTTGGGTTGATTAGAAAGGAATAACATGGAATTAACTATTATTAACGAGCAGGAAGTTCTCGGAAAACACTTCACAGTATATGGTACAGCGGATGAACCACTTTTTCTTGCAAAAGATGTGGCAGAGTGGATTGAATATGATTTATCTAGTGTAAATAAAATGCTAGACAAAATCGATGAAGATGAGAAGCTGGTCGGAACATTATTCCGTTCAGGTCAAAATAGGGAAGTTTGGTTCTTGACAGAGAACGGTCTCTACGAAGTTCTTATGCAATCACGTAAACCACTGGCAAAAGCATTCAAGAAAAAAGTAAAAGAAATCTTGAAATCAATTCGTAAGCATGGTTTGTATGCTATTGATGATCTTCTGGAAAATCCAGACATGGCAATCGCAGCACTTCAAAAACTCAAGGAAGAACGTCAATTACGTTTACAAGCACAAGAAGAAATTGCTCAAAAAAACCAAATCATTCAAGAACTACAACCTAAAGCATCTTATTATGATTTGGTATTACAAAACAAATCTCTAGTGGCAATTTCTGTAATTGCAAAAGATTATGGAATGAGCGCTACAAAATTGAATAAAATCTTGCATGAACTTAAAGTGCAGTACAAGCAAGGTAGCACTTGGCTATTGTATCAAAAATACGCAGGTAAAGGTTATACTCAATCAAAAACTCACACAATCGATGCAGATTATAGCAAGATGCATACTTACTGGACTCAAAAAGGACGTTTGTTCCTTTACGATTTACTTAAAAATAAAAAAAGGAATTTTGCCACTGATTGAGCAAAAAGATGTGGCTTAATTCAAAAAAAGCACCTAACAGAAGTCAGGCGCTTACTAAAATAACTAACTGAATTATATCACAAAAAGAAAGGAAAATCTATGCCTAAAGCGGAAATTACTTACAAGCCAGTAGGAATTAACGAAAAAGCAACTCATGGAGATTATACACATCTTTGTCAGATGTGGGAAGGTCTCACAGTTGGAACTGCTAAAGTTTGGGCTACTGAGATGAGAGATCATCCGGATTTTAAACAATTTATTGATAATCCAACTCATAAACTAGTGTTTATCAACTATGAAGGTTTTCGATTATTCGTTAAATGGAAAAGCAGAAATCGTTATCGCACTAAAAAAGAAACACTGGCAGAGATGTTAGAGAATATCAAACGAGAAAAACAATTGGGAGTTTTAACATGAAGTTACTAGACAAAATCACAAAATGGTTTTTCAACAATGAACCAAAAGAAAAAAATATTGATTGGAAAGAAACTGCACTTCTTTTTTCAGAAGAAAATATACAGTTAAGAAAACAACTTAGACACTGGATACAAGCATACTCAGACCAAAAGAAAATAAATGAAATCAACGAGGGCAAAGAGAAATGACAGAACCAAGCATCGCAGAACAATTACTAGGAGTCGCAGTGATATTCATTACCTTATTCACAATAATGGTACTCACTGCTAAAGAAGAAAAGAAAGTCGAAGTGGTAGAAGAAAAGGAAGATTTTTATACCATCGCACGCACAAACATCCGAAATTGTGACCGTCAATTCACATACGACACACAAAAACCAGAAGGTCTTAGACCTGAACTACTTGCCCTACCATATCCAAAGGGGTGATTGTATGAGTCTATATATCTGGAAGTGTGGATGTAGAGATTGTGGGAATACATTCGAGTATGTCGATAGTTACCCAATCATCGAATGTCCAAAATGTGGAAGCGTGGATTTGGTTAATGAATTTAAAGGAAGGGAGTATGACTGGTGAGATTTTACGTTAACTCAAAATGTGAATTGGTATGCGCTCCAGATTATTCAGATAAGTTTGGAGATAAGACATCTTATTCATTGATGATCAATACTTGTTCATTTACTAGACAGATTGAAGAAGAAATCAATCTGGCAGTAGAAGAAGTATTAAAACGGTATGAAGATAAAGTACCAAAAGAACTTGTGAAAGAATTGTTGGAAGAACAAAAAAGGCAAGTTCGAGCAAGCTATGACACAAGTTCAGTATTAACGGAGGCATTCGAGGATGAAAATCACTAAAGCAACAGAAATTACAAATAATGATGCCTGTTACCTGATTTATGGAAATCCAGGATTTGGGAAAACAACGGCAATTTCATTCATTCCAGGGAAGACATTGGTTATCAACATTGATAAGTCAGCAAAAGTCTTAGCTGGCAATCCTAACATTGATATTGCAGATGTTGACACACATAAGATTTGGGATGAATGGTTATCAGTAGTTAAAGAACTACTGAATGGAGCAGGTAAGCCCTACGATACAATCGTGGTTGATAATGTTTCTGAATTATTCAGAGCTTGCCTTGCCAATCTAGGACGAGATGGGAAAAACCATCGAGTACCAACGCAAGCAGATTACCAAAGGGTTGACTTCACTATCTTAGATAGTTTACGAGCGCTTTTGCAATTAAACAAACGGATTGTATTCACTGCATGGGAAACATCAGACCAATGGTCAGACGAGAATGGCATGATTTACAACAGGGCTATGCCAGACATTCGGAATAAAATCCTGAATAACTTTCTCGGTTTGACAGATGTGGTTGCTCGTCTAGTTAAGAAGACAACAGATGACGGTGAGGAAGTTCGTGGGTTTATTCTACAACCTTCTGCAAGCGTATATGCTAAGAACCGTCTGGACGATAGGAAGGGGTGTAAGGTGGATGAGCTTTTTGCTCAGGGATTACCAGAAGGAACTGATAATTGACATTATCAAATCCATGAAGGCAGGCAATCATAAAATCATGGTACAGTCACCACCACGTTCAGGAAAAACAGTCGTGATGTCTTTCATAGCTAAAAATGCAACTGATAAAAATAAAAAAGTTCTATTTTTCAGCCATAGAAAAGAAATCAATGAGCAAGTCCACGAAACATTCACCCGTGGAGGAGCGAACCTAGACAACGTTATTATTGGAACGGTTGGAAGTATTGTACGTAGATTGAATAAACTGCCTGATGTTGATGTAATCCTTGTAGATGAAGCTCACCATATTAAAGCAAAACAATATCAAACAATTTTAAATCACTTCACAAATGCAACTCAATTATTCTTCACAGGAACTCCAATCCGATTAGATGGCTCTGGTTTTCACGATCTAGCAGATGATTTGGTCGTAGGAAAGTCAATCCGTTGGTTACAAGAACACGGAAATATATCTGAGTTTGATTACTATTCAGTAAATCTACTGGATATGGCCAAGCTCAAAAAACGCTCTGGAGAATTTACTAACCACTCAGTCGATGAAGCACTTGATTTTAAAACAGAATACGGTGATTATATCGACCACTACGAACGATTGGCAAAAGGAAAACAAGCTATCGTATACACCCATAGCGTAGAATACGCTGAGAGGGTTTCTAAGCGATTTTCTGAACATGGCTATCAATCAGGTGTAGTTAGTGGAAAAACCTCACAGAGCGAACGTGAGAGTCTTATGCAAGCATTTAGAGATGGTCAGTTAACGATTATGGTTAATGTCAATCTGTTTACGGAAGGGATTGACCTACCAAACGTAGATGTTTGCATCATGTTACGACCAACTGCATCACTTTCCTTATATCTTCAATTTGCTATGAGGGCATTAAATCCAAGAGAAGGCAAGCGTGCAATTTTAATTGATCACGTAGGCAACCATATTAGACACGGACTACCAAATGATGATAGAGATTGGACACTTGATGGTGCAAAAAAAATAAAGAAAACATCTGAGAGGTCAACGGTAACTTGTGAAGAGTGTTTTGCGACATTTTGGAGAGACCAACTAGAAGATGGTTGTTGTCCTTATTGTAATGCAGAAGTGATTAAGAAGAAAACGATTGAGGATATTGAACGTGAAAAATCAGATGTTCAATTAGAAAAAATCAATCAAGGAATGGAATTTATTACCATTCAAGGCGAAAAGATAGAGGTCAAAAAAGAAGAAGCGATTGTATATCGTCGTGTAATGACCTATGGAAAAAGATACACAAGATGTAAGAACTTATCGGAGCTTAAAGCGTTCCGTATACTCAATGGCTACAAACCAGGGTGGATGTGGCACAAGCAAAAAGAATTAAATTTATGGAGATAATAAACATGGCACTTTTTTCAGTAAATTATGAAGCAGCAGAACAATTTTCATCTATCGAAGACGGAACATACGAAGTAGTCGTAGCTCAAGCAGAACAGGCAGCAAGTCAAGGTGGAACGGATTACCTTGATATTCGTCTCAAAATTCGTGATGACTTCCAACAGAAGTTCCGTAACAACCTAATCTTTGATAAGGTATGGATCAATAAACAAACCCTTCAATATCCAGAGTGGGCTTTGCAACGATACGCTAAAGCAATTAAAATCCCAGAAGGAGTTGAAGTAAACACAATCGAGCAATTCTTAGGACTCATCACTGGTAAAACACTGAAAGTTACTGTTAAAAACGAACAATCAGAATATAACGGTAAGACCTACGATAACTTGAATATCAAGAAAATGGAACAGTCTGAATTACCAGCTTACTCTGGAACGGTATCATCTGAACCAGCGCAAACTAAAGATGATGATTTAGATTTGCCATTCTAAGCTTATGGTTGGGATGGTAGATTACGCCCTTCATTATCAAAAATTAGGTT